TAAAGCAGCTTGTTCAGCGCCACGTTGTTTTCTGGCTTCTCCAAGGCTTTGAACGCCAGCTAAAGCGCCTTTACCAATATTTTCAAATGCATATGGAGATGTGCCTCCAAGCATTCCTAAGCCAGCGGTAAGCAAAGCCATGTTTTTATCATCACTTCTTTGTGCATCTATTGCTTTTTCACGAGCCAACATTCTTTCCATTATTGCGTCAAGACGGGATTTAGGCGCTTCTTGCTGTGACGCTGGAGCAGCTTTTGCCATGTTTTCAGCTTGGAACAAAGCAGCGGCTTGATCAAAATCTCTAAATTCTTGTTCTGAAGGGTAATTGCTACTTACAGGAACGTTTTTATTTGTTGGCGTGTTTGCAGCAGCTCTTTTTGCTGCTAGTTGTGGAGCGCTGTTTCGTAAAAATTCTTGCTTCTCTTCTTCTTCTTTACGTTTTTTGGCGGCTTGCATTTCTTGGACACGCAAGGCATCCATGCCGTAATCTTCATCACCAAATCCGCCCATTGTGCTACCGCCATACTGGAAGTGCTTAACTTCTCCGCCTTGGGCTAAGTTAACTCCACGAATGTAACCTTGGGTTTCTTTTGGCAACCTACTTACGTCTGCACCAGAAGCAAGCCATTTATCTGTGGCACCTGGTCCCATGTTGTAAGCAATCATAGCTAATTTAGGATCTCTGTAACGTCTTAACATGGCAGACGCATATTCATCGCCTACACGTCTTAGTTCGTCTGGATCATTGCTTTGTGCTGGTCTAACACCAAAACCTGGATCTCTAGAGGTGTAAGGCATGACTTGCATCTCGCCTTGAGCACCTTTATTAGAGGTCAATAAGTTACCATTCTTGTCGTAACGTCTGCCGCCGCTTTCTTTTGCCATAATAACGGAGCGTAAACGGGCATCCATATCGCCGCTTGGTTGTGGACGAACAGAGGCAATCCCTACACTTCTTTCTGAGTTTGCAAAAGTTTGTGGTGAACCCTTAGCTTGTTTAGTCTCAAAGACTGGAGTGTAGTCTTCTTCTCCCGCATTCATAGCCGACTCAATCATTGCATCATAATCAGCTTCTTCTAAAGCGTCTTCATAGTCTTCGTTTTCATCAGACATACCGCCATCAGCAAACGCAATAATGCCACCGCCAGCGTATTGACGCTCTGGAATAGGCAATTGAGCCACTCCCATATCTTGTGGCATTTCTTGGGGCATCTCTTGCGGCATCTGCTGAGGGATTGGTTGCTGCATTTGCATTTGTGGCTGTTCTGCTTGAGCATTCTGCGCCATCAACTGCTCCATCACTGTAGGAGGAGTCTGTCCCGCATTCTGTAATGCGTTTTGTCTTGCAAAAGCATCAGCCATTTCTGCTTTTCTAGCAAGAATAGGGGCTAACATCTCTTCGCTAATTTGTTTCTTTTGAGCCATCTGCATAATCATGGCTTGTGGCAAAGCGGCTAAGTCATCAAGAGAGCTGTTTTGTTGTTTGATTGCGCTTAAGATACTCATATTTGTCCTTATCTTTGATTACCAAACATATTGTATAAAGACAGTCCTGTTAATCCCATACCAGCTAATTGACTTGCAAAGCTTGGCGGAGGCGTGGTCTGAGAACCCGTTGTGCCTGTCTGTGTCAAAGGAACACCACGCACTAAGTTGTTCATAGTCTCTAGGTTGGTTACTGGATAGTTTAATTTAGTCATTAAATCTTGGTACTGAGCATCTAACTGCTGTTGCTGAGTAGCACGTTGCAAGTCACCGTATGCGCCTTGAGTTTTGATACGATCAATGTCTGTAGCTTGCTGGGCAGTGCCTAGTTGACCTAGGGTTTGTCCTAGTCCTGTATAGCCAGCAGCTTGAGCTATCTGAGCTTTTTGCGCTGCATCAAAAGCATTCTGCATACCTGTGGCTTGAATATTGCCTAGCTTGGTTTGTAGATTGCGATCAGCTTCAGACATCATAAGTGCATTACGAGCACCACCATATGTACCTTGTTTAGCCGAAGCTAAGTTCCCAGCCGTTAAACCTTTTTGCGCATCACGTAAAGCTTCAGCTTTATTAACGTCAATAACATTTTGTTGATACGGAGACATATACATCTGTGTCTGCTCAGGACTAAGCATAGAACCTAAAGCGCCAAGACCTAATTGAGCCGCTCCAGTACCTTGAGTAAATTGGGTGGGTGTGCCCATAGCTTGTAGCTGTGTACCAACCTGTTGCTGCATAGGAGACAAACTAGCAACACGACCTGAACCAGCTAACCCAGCCGCTTTAAGCGGATCGCCATAAGTCTCGTTATAACCCTTGCTTAGAAGTGTCTGCGCTGTTGGCAGAATACCGCCTGGAGAGGTTATATAAGGTCTTAAGACCTCTGGTATGTCTGTTAACGATGTTGATATCGAGGTATTTGTTGCCATAATTTATCCTTTACGCAGGCATATATTTGCGTGGGTTAATCTGTTTACCCTGTTTAGGGTTTCCAGTGCGGGCTTTACGCACCTTATTCATCATTGAATATAACTGTTTTGCGCCAGCCTTAGAAGAGCCGTTGCCTATATGAGAGACTACGTCCGCTGGAATAACAAACTCGCCATCAGCAAGACGGGCTGGTTGATTATTGTTAATAGTGGCTGGGATGTCATCGCTCATACCATCACCGCCGCCAGATAAAAACCTTGGCTGTCCACCAGCGGCATATCCCTGACCAAACAATCCTTTTTGCAAGTTACCCTGCATTATTCCACGGGCTTCATCCATGCCAGACTCATCATCTACTGAGCCGCCCATAGCGTATAAGGTAGCGTTAGGGCTACTGCGACCATATAAAGTATCTTCCGTGCCGCCCCTGCCGTAGAAAGTTTCACCAATTGAAACATCTCTATCAGGGCTTGTACTAAATGGCGACCTATTTACAGCATCACTAGCAATACCTGCTTGCCTATTAATTTCTGCCAACGCCGCATCGTACTCAGCTTGGGCAATATTACCAGCAGCTTGCTGTTGTTTAAGGAAGTCTCGTTGTGCGTCTAGATCAGCAAGAGTTGTTTCTCCGTAAAGAGCCATTGCAGCCATAGGTAGAGCTTTTATACCTGTAGTAGCTGCGTTAGCAGCAGCTGCTTTAGCTGTTCCTTCGCCAATACCTAATAAGTTTAAAGCTCCCTGACCAGTTTGCGCTGCTGTTGATACCCCAGTTGTAGGAGCTTCGGCAATAAACTTAGTAGTTCCGCCCACTGCATCACCAGCTTTTGTACCAATTCTACTTAAAAAAGAAGGGGCAGGTGCAGGTGGTGGAGGAGGAGTATAGGCTTGTGCCATACCCGCTGTTGGATCACTAAGAGACCCAGCAAAATCGCCTGCTGCTGGTGCTGATGATAGGGCAGTTGGAGGGACATCAAAATACCCAGCATCTACGCCAGCTGGTAGTGATGGTAATCCTGAAGGTGGAGGTATTACATTAACCCCGTCAACTAACGGTGCTGAATAATCCGTTACTGGTACAGATTCAGGCAAAAGAGCTGCTTCAGGCGCAGCACCACGCATATAATCGCCTAATTCAGACATAGCATAAGCAGTAGCACCACCGACCATAGCGCCTTGAAGGTTAAAATTACCCCCTTTACGCATTACTCCAGAGCCTCTGGCTGTACCATAAGCTACCTGCAACGGCATTGGAGCGCCCATTGCTGAAAGAGCTACTTGCCCAACCGTACCCCAACCACCTGGAATAGTTTTTCCTACAGCCTTATCAAAAGAAGCTAACCCACGACTAGCTGGCTGAACAATTGCTTTTTCTAAAGGTTGGAAAATTTGAGTTCCTACATTATTAAGGGCTTTATTAATATCGCCAACTACAGGAGTTGTATTGATTGTTTTGCTAAGGCTACTGCCAGGATTAAACGGATTAACAGCGGCAACAGCTTGTTGAACGGGTCTAAATATTTTCTTTACAAAATATTCGGGTAAACCCGTATCTGGGTTAATGGTGCCAGAGCCACCCATGGCTTTAAGCATTCTGGCTTCGTCTGAGCTAATATGTGCCACTACGTCATCGCCGTGACGACCGTAGTTTGGTAGCTCTTGAGCTAATGCTTTTAGACCATAGGCTTGACCGCCCTGTGCGTAGTAGTTCATATAGTAGTCACCGTTACTGTCCCCACATTAGCTGTGGCAGATACTCCAAATAGATAAGAAACATTGGGTACGACAATCTTTAAGTCTTCCCCGACCTGAAATACAGTACCATCTGGCAAATTGTACCCTGATGTTGGTAAATTTAATAGCCGAATTCCGTCTACTTGTAAAGCGGCATTTGAGTCCAACTGAGTAAAATAAAGCCTTAAAACACCAATTAACTGGGCTAACTGTGGTTCGCTATATTCAGGTGTAGCCAGAGGCAAAGCTGGTGCCCGAAACTTTTGCATCCCCATTAGCGTTTTCCGTCTGGTCTACCGTCAAGCCTAGGGCTACCCAACTGCCACTGAACCCCTAAATCGGTGGATTCAATCTCAACAGCCATTTGACGTGCCCTAGCCCGCATAAATATCTGGTCGGTGTATACGTCAACCGAAGTCTCAATTACTGCGCCTGTCTCGGTATTGGAGTAGGCGTTGCCTGGAAAGTTCCTTGGCTTAATAAACATAGTGACTTCAGGATCAGCAGCTGTAGACCCTTGGAAATTAATGTCAGGGATTATCCGTTTGGTTAGGATGAACTGATCCCCGTCTACTAGGTCAAAGTCCGAAGACGCAATATAGGCGTTCATTGGCAGGATATTGTCGTCTAAACCCTGCTCGTGGTTATATACAACGCTATCGCCTGTCATGGCAGTCTGGACTACAAGTTGTGAGATATTGACTGTATACGTTCCTGCGCCGCCAGAGCCTGTGCCCAAGGCAGTAATAATCGTGCCTGTGGCTACTCCTGTACCAGTAATAACTGAACCAACCGCCAAAATGCCAGCAGAAACAGACGACACCGTTAATGTTGTGCCTGATACTGCGCCCGTAAAGTAAGTTGCAGTCAGGGCTTGAGGGTATTCCCTTAGTGATGAGTCTGACCAAGCTGTGCGGTCGATAGTGCCGTAGTACCAAATCTTCTCTAAATGATTGTATATCGCATAGGCATTATTAACTTGACTATCTGCCGTAGGGTAGAACCACCAAATCTCATTCCAGCCTTCGTTAGTCCCGCACACAATCTGGTCTGCTTGAGCGTAGTTTATATTCTGGAATATGTGATTACGGATAGTGCAAGGAAGCGTCTCTACACGTCCGCCATAGGCATAGAACTTGTCATGCCCAAGCCAATAAGCTGTGTTATTTACTACAGCAACCGATCGTGGGCTAAGGACTGATATGTTGTCAGATAGTTCTTGCAGACCAAATACGTCTGTCGTGCCTAAGAATTGTAAGGAACTAAGGGTGCCCTCAGTAAATACAAGGATCTCCTGCCGTGTTGCAGCTGCACAAACAATCGCAGAGCCACGAGAAACTCGTAAGAATCCAGCAGAATTGGTGACTTGCGGAGTCCAGTTATTAGGTTGATCTTGACTTGCCCAGCGAATAAGAAGGGGATCAAACACACCACCCCCGAATGGAGTAGCTCCGAAACAAATAAGGTGTTTGTCGTTCTGAGATACTAAAACTTGCATTGCCTGCGTAGGAACATCAGAAGGAGCAACCCCGTCTATGGTTGTAGTAGCTAATGGGGTAGCTCTAGTAGTTACGCCACCAGAATACTTCCAGTAATAAATAGTGCCGTTACGGATATTAGCCACAAGGTCATTGTCAAAGTTCTGCAAGAACCAATCCCGCTGAGGATTTACTACAGGAACTCCAGCACCAGACCCCCAAGCGCCACGACTCCATACGCCTGCACCCCAGCCGTAACCAATAGCTGCATCATCATTTCCTACGCTGATTTGAAAGGCGGCTGTAATTGAAGTTCCACCACCTGAAGTAGAGGATGTAGCCGCAGTGGTTGTAGTAATCGTAAACGAATTTGCATCTATTCTAGTGATAATAAACTCGGCATTAAATTCAGATGCGGGTATGCCGCCAATAGGTCCAACTACACCAGAAAAGGTTACATAGTCTCCGCTTATTGCCCCGTGAGTACTAATCGTTACCGTAACTGTTTTAAGCCCGTTTGCAGTGGTAAAGCAGTTATTAGTTGCTGGGCTAACAAAAGTCTGACGGATTGGTGTAATATCGTATAGGGTTTGCCCTGATTCGATGTATAGCTTTTTAGACGTGCCAAGAGCCAGATAGTTATCCGAAGCCGTGGTAATCCAGTTAAAGACCTGCCGACAGATACCAACAACAGTAAATGCGCCGTAACGAAGCCAGCCACCCATCTTCTGAGGATAACCAGAACGAAAGCGAATTTTGTCGCACTCGTACCAACCACCCTCATTCGTGTAGTTAGTTTGGTCTCTGTTTAAACCTGGCTTAAACTGGAGCTTCTGTAATGGCATCTATACCTCAAACCTATTATTTTTTGAGCTGTTTTCTGCGGCTTTAATTACTCTTAAGTTACTGGGAACATGAAGCCCTGATACATATTTTCCTTGCAAGGGAATGATGTGGTCAACTTCCCATTTACTATTTGTTACTTTGCATAATAATTCAGCTAACTTGTATTCGTTTGTAATACGTTCAAAGTCAATTTGAGTAAGCCATGAAGGTGTTCTAAATTTCTTTGAAGTAAAGTATTTCATGTTCCAAGCATTGTATTTGGCTCTATTTTGTTGCTTATAATTACGCATATACTCAGCTTTTCGAGCTTTAAACTCAGGGGTTCGGGAACGAGCCTGTTCATAAGCAATTCTTTTGCTATCGTATTTTTTGTATTTTTTGTTACATTCTGCACAGCTAGAATACAGCCCATCCTTCTTACGCTTGTCCGCATAAAATGATGTTGCTGGCTTTTGAATTTTACAAGAACTGCATAATTTCATAGGTACTTACCCTAATATAGATAGAGTTTTAGCAATTTTGGCTTTACGGTCTTCTAGACCTATCAATCCACCGTTGATACGCTTAGTCATTGTCTCAAAATCTGATGTATCTGCCAAGCCGTTTAAACCTTTCTTGTTCCAAAACCAGCCAGCGCTTAAAGCCGCATACTTGGGTTCAATTAAAAGATTAGGATTTCCAATAAGATCAATACCAAGAGCAGTTCCGCAGTTTGCATAGTTCTCCCTGCCAGTCAATTGAATCAACCCTCTCCCCAAATACATAGAAGCCTCTTCCTCAGAGGTATTGCCTAAACGCCCGTTGTACACCTTACCCGCTATTTTAGCTGGTTGACGAGCATATTGGTCCGCTATTTCTTTAGTAGCAAAACGGCTGGGCCAAGTTTTCATTAGACCTTCTGCACTGTAATTGAGGTTTTCCTGCAAGGTTTTAAAGTTGCCAGATTCATGAGCGCACTGCCCAATAAAACAAGCTTGACGGGCGGGCGTAGAAATGTCGTACTTAGCAAAGGTTTCTTCTAATGGGCCTAGCCATTTATGGTCAATACTCAAGGCGTCTAATTGGTCGTACGTCATTCTTTCTTTTCCTTAGCTTTCATATCCATAATCTTCTCAAGGGTGCGGCCGCCAAAGTAAAAGCTCATAATGAGCATGCCCCATTGACCGAGCAGTTCTACGTAGGGCTGATGTACATTCATGTTAAAAGCACTACCAACACCAAATACTGTATATACAATCAAAATAAAGACAAGCGTCATAGGGCGAATGTTTTTAGACAGCCATGAGTCACTCATCATGTCTGCTTGCTGGCGCTTAGTTAGTTCTTGCTGCTCTGCGGTATCTGCTGCAATCTGTGCCAGCTCACCGTTTTGCTGCATCTCAAGTAGTTTTAACTTAGCCTGTTCAGCCTGTGCTGGGTCTGGGAATACCTTGTCTAGTATCTTCCCGCCAATATCTAGTAGTGCGCCTAGTGGAAACATT